AACAGATTTACTTTCTGGAGGAGTATAAACTGGCAATTTTGTAGATGCCACATTAATTGCTCCCATCTTTGTTTTTACTGTTGCCGCATCAAATAGTAATTCTAATCCACCTTTAATACTTGCAGTAGAACTTGATCCAGATTGTAACGCCATTTCTTTACTAGCTTTTGCTGCAAACGCTCCAGATTTAGCATTCATTGTAATACTACTACCTTGGATGTTTACCGGACCGTCACTTGTTAATTCTAAACTAGATTTTCCAGAAACTTTAATATCTTCTGCAACAACTTGTATAGTTTTTGTAGACTGAACTAATGTATCAGCATGTCCAGTAACATATAGATTTCCATTAACTTCAATATCCGCATTATTTTGTACCAATATTTTAGTCGGGCCGCCAACGGTTAAAGAATATGCACCTTTAACGTATACGTATCCATTATTATCGCATACTTCGTAATTGTCGCCTATTACCTTTTTAACCATTGTACCATTAATATCTATTTCTATGTAGGTGCCTGATTTGTGGTAAATATGAATTCTTTCAGCATTGGGGGTTGAGTCTAATTCAATTACATGACCCGCTTCTGTTTCAATTACTTGATTAAATGGATATTCTGCATTATATGCGGTTTCCGGTTCCGACCAAACTTCATCTGAAGACGCAATTTGAATATTATTTTTTCTGTAATATTCTTTTGTTTTAAAATATTTGTGAGACGTATCTTCAGCTGCTAATTTATTTGTATCTGGCAATCCAGCATAATCAATTTTTGGATATATTTTATTAGGATCACTAAATCCTTGTTGCGATGCAAACGCCGGGTCATTTAACGGGCCCGTGGGATCTTGCGTTGGGTTTAATGGATGGGGAAGCACTGTAGGTATATCTACATAATTTGGTAAACTAACATCCACATTTGCTACATTATCCAATTTTACAGTATTACCTGCGCCATCATATACTGCAGTGCCAGATGATGTTGTTGCAACATTTCCTGCTTTAATTTCTTCATTTATTAATAATTTTTCTATTGTAGGTGTTTTATTTGACTTACCTGTAAAGGTTCCCATCATTATGGGTTGTTGTTTTTCATCGCCATCCAAGAACCACCCAACAACCCAAGTTCCTTCCACCGGACCTACGGGTGCAACACCTACTCCAGAAGTACTAGCAGATGTTATTGGCATCATAGGGGCTGCCCACGGCAAATCTTTAGTAGGTAAAATACTTAGATCATCGGTATGATATCCAAATATTCTAACCTTGCATCTTCCTAGTTTTTCTGGGTCCTGTCTATTTTCAACAACCCCTATCCACCAACTAAAGTTTTGATTTCCGTATATATTGTTCATTATACGCTCACCTCGCAGGTCCTCTTGAAATTTCAGACGGGGAAGATGTTAAAGAATCTCTTACAACTTCCATTGTCATAATATGTTTTGTAATGTTAATTTTGTGATGTATCGATGTTATTAAATAACTTCCCGAATATCTAGAATCAAGATGTTCGGATGTTCTATCGGTTTCATCTACAGGAGACATATCTGGAAACTTTATATCAATTATTCTACCCGCTTCAACATCTGTTCTTCCATAAACTGAAAGATTCAATTTTAATGAATTTAATTCAATTAAATTTGATAATCGGTTACCATAAATTTCGCCCATGCGCTCATTATAATTATTTGGCACATTTGAATGCAACCCCGTTGATCCGGGATAAACTCTTATATGACTGTTTAAATTACGAACAACTCGGTCAGCATTAAACAATGCTTTTGGGGTATTTGCTACAAGATGTTTATACGTTGAAAATTTTCCAACATGGTCATAGTCTGTAATAAATCTTTGTTTATTGGTAAGATCTAACGATATCAATTTACTTGCAAAATATCCATTATCTAAATTTTCAAGCTGATCTAGCCCATTTAATATTTGAACAGATTGTATTAATGTCATTTGTTCAATTGTGTCATCAGTTGGACCGGTAACACCCAATGCTTGATATTTATATGTGCCTATTGAGTTTTGAGTTTCAAATATTTTTTCTAAACTTCCAAAATAAAATGCCCTGTTTGTTTCCCAGAATAGGAAATTACATGCTTGTCCAGATTTAGGTATTGCTTTTTTAGCAAGCCAATTAAAACATTGAAAGGGAGTCCATCCGGGACTTACAAATTTTAATTTATTTGCGCTTTCTGAAAAAATAACTAACGGAGTAACATCTGCGCTTGGAGTAAGTTTGCTGGTAGTATCATTAAATACTAAATTTCTAGTAATTTCTAAATTATCGGAAAAAATTCTAGCAACAATCGATTCAATTGATCCAGAAAAAGCGTTATATAAAGGTGAAAGACTATCTAATATTGCTTCTTGTGATATAAATCTTAATTTATAAATTTGAGTATTATTGTCTCGTACCAACATACGATCTTCAACAGATGTTATTCTAAAAGTTTTATATATGGGATAATCCAATCCAGGGGTAACAGCTTTAATAATTAAATATTCTTCACCAATTATTGATAATTCTTTTATTAAATTTCTACTATCGGAAATTAAAATATCTCCAGAAACAACATTATTATAAATTCCTTCATAGATATTTAATTCAACAAGATAATCTAATAATGAGACTGTCCCATTATTAGATACAAGTGTTAACTCTTCAATGCTTATCTCACCTGCGCTCTGTAGTCTAGATTGTGTAGAAATGCTCATTGTCTAATTACGTTTCCAAATGATGATTCTATAGATGCAACAATTGAAGGTTTTAATATATTAATGCGACGTCTTTTTTCATTTTGCGAGGTCTCATACATAAGATTTGACACCGGAAATATAGAACCGGTAGGATAAGTCAAAAGCACAAAATTTACTTGTGCTTGACCCGTGGATGCCTGCAATTGTAAAGATACGGGATTTGTGAATGTAGAAGATGCCGACATTGATCTATACCCATTTATAACATAGCTGTTAAGATTTTCATAATGATGTAGACTGTTGACGTTATTTTCTCCGTATTTGCCTTTTACAAATTCTACTAAATTGTTGTAGTGCATCGGCCAGTCAAATCTAGGATCTACTATATCATTTGCTAAAAGTATTACCCAGTGTAATTCAGAATCACCATACCAGTAATCTGCAACTATCTCAGGTGTTTCTCCATCCTTAATATCATATTGGTCAAAATATGCACTATTATTTTTTAATTCCTCTGACAACACTGCTCTTCTAAGTATATCAGTTGTAGTTTGTATGGTTTTACCATTATCCAACGTATATAGTAAAAGAGGAAATTTCTCGAAAAACATTTAATATCCTCGATCTCTTATAGATTCTTTTGTTATTAGTTCAAGCTCACGGAAACTTAATGTTAAGTTAATTTCCGTAGGATCTCCGTTTTGAAATGTTGAGAACTGATCTCCTCCGTATTCAACCGACATATCAGTTAACGCACAGGTGGCAATTTTATTAAAATACGTATTTTCGCTGCCGGCGTAATAATATGCAATCTCAAACTCGGAAGGATATAAGAAAAATGCGCCACCGCCAGCAACTTCTGGATGCATATGTTCTTTAAATTTTCTAATAATACCAAAAATAGCCTCACTTTCTTTCACAGACTTAGGCATAAATTTATATTTGAAATTAAATTTACGATAATCTATACCTTCAAAAAATACTTCCCGAAAAGGATTAGTTTTTACTTTGGCCCCAAGTTGAATAATATCCGCAACATTTCCAAATCCAGGTAGTATTGAGGGTACTTTAGCAACCTGAATTGCCAATCTTGCCATCATCCCCTCATTCATGTCTCCCGCATTTAAAGATTCGGACATTGCCGAATCTACTCCGAGTAATCCGCCTAATATTCCTAAATCTTTGTCTTGATAATTAATACCGTATGATACTGCGGGTCTTTCTTGCATATGAAGGGTAATAACATCTTTCAATCGTCTAGTCTGATCTTGTTGTAATACTTGTGTGCCCGCGGCGGCCGCCCCAGACAACGTGGCCAGCCCTCCAAAAACTACTGCTTTTGCAACAAGTCCGCCAATTCGACCAGGCAGTGTTCGCCCAGCAACTGCGGCCGCCCCGGTCGCAGCCTTTGTGGATCCACCAGCTGTGAGTCCTAATAATGCTCCAGTAGCCCCTTTAGCAACGCCAATAGCACCTAGACCAACTGCCGCGCCAAACACCGCAGAAGTACCGATTCCCTGATTATCTAAAGTATTTCTTATACTTGTGCCAGCAATTGCCGAAGGTGGTTGGTTATCATTTATTTGATAAGCCTTGTTTTTTACAAATTTTGAGTTGCCTCGAACGTTTATAAAAAACGTAACATAATGTTGCAAATCTGGATAAACTCCTAATCCTTCAGGATAACTATAGCTACCTACATTGTATCCTTTGTCTCGCAATCCGCCAAGCCCATCTGGAATATTCGCATTTTTTCTAGTATCCGCCATTTGTTTCCTATAAATATTATAGTTATTAATTATTTATATGAGTTATGTACACCAAAACCTATAAAGGCCGGTTTCGAGTCGTGAATGCTGCAAAATATAAGGGAGATATAACGAATATCGTTTATCGCTCATTGTGGGAACTTAAATTCATGAAATGGTGTGATGATAACGCATCCGTTGTCGAATGGGGGTCTGAAACAGTAATAGTACCCTATATTTCACCGATTGATAATAAAGTACATAGATATTTTGTAGATTTTTACATAAAAGTAAAAACAAGTGCGAATAAGATAGAAAAATATCTAATAGAAATTAAACCCGAAAAGTTTACAAAACCGCCAGATATACCTAAAAAGAAGACCAAACGATTTATAGATGAGGTATTTCAATATGGGGTTAATGATGCTAAATGGAAAGCAGCATTTGAGTTTTGTAAAGATCGTAATATGAAATTTGTTATTTTAACAGAAAAAGACCTAGGAATAAAAAAATTAAATGGCAACTAAAAGTCCTTTTGAAACAATTCGATTAAATGCTGGCGGTCAAGAAAAATCATATCAGTGGTATCGTCAGCAAGTTTTGAATCTAGGTAAAATGGCATCATCCACTGGGCAGGTATTGAGAGATACTCCCATGGTGACGACAATTATGCCAGGTGAAATGTACTTATTCATGTATGACCCAAAATTTAAAAATGAATTGCCATACTATGATAGATTGCCATTAGTATTGCCGTTTAGAAAAGTTCCTGGGGGGTTTTATGGAATTAATCTTCACTATCTACCATATCTAATGCGTTTTAGAATTTTAGATATACTAACGCAGTATGCAATAACAACGAATGAGGATACACGAGTTAAATTATCTTGGAAATTGCTAGATGCGACTTCAAGATTACGTCCCGCAAAATTTGCGGTTAAGCATTATTTGAACGACCATGTCAAATCTAGATTTTATAAAATTAACTACAAAGATTGGGTAACTGCATCGCAATTGCCGGTCGAAAAATTTGTTGGCGCACAGAAAACTGCAGTATGGCAAGATGCTAATAGAAGTCAACAATAAGGAAAACAATGTCTAATTTTAATATAGGTAATTTTACAACAGAAATACGTAGATCGGGCATAGCCAAATCAAACAGGTTTGAGGTAGAAATCAAACCCCCAAAGGCATTGCTAAATCTTACTAATGAAGCTAAATTAATAAATTTATACTGCGAAATAACAAATCTACCCGGAATGTCAATTACAACAAAAGGATTAAAATTATACGGGCCGGCCTACCAGCGTCCTATATCATCTGAATTTAATGGTGAAGCAATTAATATGACATTCTATTTAGATCAAGGTATGAATGTTAAAGCATTTTTTGACGCATGGATGTTTTACGTAGTAAGTCCACAGTCGTTTAATGTGAACTATCCGGAAAATTATGTTTCGGAAATTAAAATTTCACAATTGGCCCCTAAAGTTACGGGATTTAATTCATTAACTAAAACTGATATTATAGAGGAAAAAGAAACATATTCTATTTATTTAGAAGATGCATTTCCCCGTGCAATGAGTCTAGTTGATCTCAGTTCAAGCTCAGTTAATCAAGCCGGTCGTTTAAATATGACTTTTGCATATAGACGTTGGACCTCCAAGCATCTGTCAAAAAATGCGTTAACAACCAGCACCATACAAGGATTCAAAGTTTAAGTGGTTAACAAACAATAATTTTTAAGGATATATTATGGCACTGCCTATATTAGAAACACCAACATATGAATTGATTTTACCATCAACAAACAAAAAGGTAAAGTATCGACCATTCTTAGTAAAAGAATACAAAATTTTATTGACATCGGTTGAAGCGGATACTAGTGAAATAACTAGAATCGTAACAGAATTAGTTGATAATTGTACGTTTAATAAATTAGATGTCGCAAAACTTGCACATTTTGATGTAGAATATTTATTCTTAAATATTAGAGCAAAGTCTATTAGTGAGACTTCTGAAATAGTAATAAACTGCGAATGCGGTAATAAAATAGATTATACTTTGGATATCACAAATTTAAAAGTTAACAAAGAAAACATTCCTGAGAGAAAAGTTATGTTGACCGGTGACATTGGTGTAGTACTGCGATATCCGCAGTTTGATGAGATGCTAGATATACACGATAATGTTAATAGTGCAAAAGTCGTAGAATTAATTACAAATTGTATAGATGCAGTATTTACTAAAGATGAATATTTTGATAAACAATCATATACAGCTGAAGAGCTAACATCGTTTGTTAGCTCATTTACAAAAAAACAATTCGATAAACTTGAAGAATTTTTTAGAGATATTCCAAAAATAGTACAACATATTGAAACCGATTGTCCAAAGTGCAATAAACATAGTGTTGTAGAATTAGAAGGTCTACAAAATTTTTTCGTCTAACTCTTTCCCATGAAAATTTAATTAACTATTTTCAATTAAATTTTTCGTTGATGCAGCATCATAAATACTCATTAACGGAAATAGAAAATATGTTACCGTGGGAAAGAGAAATTTATGTATCGTTATTAGTAAACTATATTAGTGAAGAAAATGAAAAAATAAAAGCTAAAAAATCAAGGAGCTAGTATGTCTAAAAAAAATGAAGAAGTTAAAGAAAAGAAAAAACCCGATGAAGATTGGATGACGAAAAAGTGGCGTCCTATGATGGCAATGATGTATATGACTTGCTGTTTATTCGATTTTGCATTATTCCCAATTATGTTTACGATAGTGCAGTTTTGGGAAGTTGCAGCTGCAAATGACGCATTTAGACAATGGGTTCCAATTACATTGCAGGGCGGTGGATTGTTTCACGTAGCAATGGGTGGTGTTTTAGGAGTTTCTGCTTATGGTAGAACACAAGAAAAAGTTGCAGGTGCATCTAATGTTTCAACAGGAGTCCCTACTCCTGAGTTAAGCAGTGCTCCTCCAGTACAAACACCAAGTTCCTTTGGAGGAGGTGGTTTTAACACAACATCCGCTCCTAGTTCGGGATTTAATCAACCTGTAGCATCATCCGGATTTGGCGGAGGATTTGACTCCAATTCTGCTCCTGCCGATAATGGGTTTGGTTCAACATCTACAAAACCAATAGTTAGAAGACCAGTATAATGCCAAACGCAATACAAGATCCATTAGATAGATTATCCGCTATAATAGAGGGCGAGAAAAGTCCATTTGTAGAATTATCTGAAAGGATGAAAAATACATCGAAAGATGTACAGAATCTTAATCTTTCTATTTTGGATCTTGCTATTGCACTCGAAAAACGAGCGGGTGTTAAAACGGAAAAAGAAAAAAAAGAGCCAATGGTAGAACAGTCTCGCAATTATCAAGACGATTTAAGAGATTTTACTAAAGGTTTTACAGACGTATTTACCAGCCCCTTTAAAAATATGAAAGAATATTTTACAAGTAAAGCAGAAATGCCGGCAGACGTAGGTAAAATAAAGCAAGACAATATCGAAGAAGACGATATAATTAAAACTGCAGTATCGCAAGAAGACGGAAACCAAAATCAAAATAAAGTTTTAGCGGATATGGTTGCAGTTTTAATTGATATGCGAGACGACAAATCACAAAAACAAATATTAGAAGAAGCAATTTCAATTAAGAAAATTATATCAGATCAAGTTAAAATATCAGCAAACAAAATAATTGAACCAATTACAAAAGAATCAAAACAAGAAGATCGAGAGAAACTTGCAGAAGCAATTGCAAGGAAATTGGGTGAAGTTATGGAAGAATTAGGTATAGGGTCTAATTCGGGATTTACTCCTCCTGCCGGAAATACGCCAGGGAGAACTCCTCCGGGATCATCTCCCGTTCCGTCAGGAACACCCACATCTGGGCCTGGTACCACAAATAGCAAATTACCAACACCTAATAATGCAGCTTCTGCTGTAGCTCTCGGGGGTCTTGCAGCAACAGGCATGGCGGTAAATGTGTTGAAGGACCAATCAGAGCATTTGAAAGCATACGGGGGAGATCAAGATAAATCTGGAATGTTGAGCGGAATGTCTGATACTACTGGTATGGCTGCTACAATATTAAATGCAAATCAAGATAAACAATCTGAAGAAATTAAAAAAGAACAAGTAGCCGAAAAAGATAAACTTAAAGATGCTCCTTGGTATACTAGAATATACGGTATAGGTAAAGAAGATTATTTAAAAACATTGCCCGCCCAAAAAACACCTGATCAGGAAGCATCTGAATGGACTCAAAGACAATTAGAACTTCAGAGAATGTATCCCAATAAAAACATGAGTCCAAAAATTGATCCGTTTGCGCCTAAACCCTCTGAGACCGGCATAGGTAAAATGTTGAATGAAGTTAATGACAAGAATACAGAATTAAAGATGTTTAAAACATCCTCCGCAGAAACTCAAATGTTAGCACCTATTATATCTAATAGGACAATTAACAATACAGAACAAACAATGATTGCGAGTTCTCCGTCACCTCATTCCAGTGCAAGCTCATTTGTAAAATGGCAAATGAATCGAAGTAATTACGCCTAATAAAAAAGCCCGGGAAATCGGGCTTTTCTTTACTTCTTTGCTTCTTGTTCAGCTTTTAACTCTTCAGGTCGTTTAACCTTCGGCTTTGCTGGTTTATCAGCGCCTGCTTCTGCAGGTTTATCTTCTTTAGGTTTCTTTTCTATTTTGTGAACACCCGGGGTCGCTGTTGGTTCCGGTGCTTTCGCTTTCTGCGTCTTCACCGGTTCCTTCTTTTTTTCGGGCGTACTCGTTGCATCTGCAGCATAGCCCGAATGAGCCATTGCAAATGTAGCTAGAAACGCAATTACTGTTTCCTTTAGAGTCATATTAATCTCCGATTAATCGTCGCTTGCTAATTTAGCGAAGTATGATAGTGATTCCTCATCATCATCAAAGTTTACATCTTGTTTAGGTGTTGGAACTGATGCGCGAGGGGCTGATGCTTGTACTGGAGATAAACCAGTAGCTTCATCTAGATCAACATTTTCTGCAGGCTTAACTGGTGCTACGCCCGCTGAAAGAACCATAGTAAGTTTTTTCTTCAAATCGTCATATGATTTAAAGTTCTTAGCATCCAAGAATGCTGTCAACGAATGTTGTTGTCCCCAAATTTTCTCAATGACTGAATCATCATTAGAGATTGGGCTTGTAGATTCAAATTCAGACTTATCGTAATTGCGATAGCCTTCAACATTACGAATCTTTAATTTGAAGTTTGCACCTGTGTCAAAGTCAAATACATTAATTGGTTTCTCATCTTCGAACTGAGGATCAGCCATGTCTTTAATTTTGTCCCAAATTTTCTTGCCGAATTTAAACAAGAAAACTTTGCCTTCATTGTCTGGGCGAGCGGGGTCTTTAACAACAAGAATGTTAGCGTAATAAGTCAACTTACGCTTTTGTTTGCGAGCAACTTCTTTATTTGCTTCTGAACCTGAGTTCCACAATTCAGTATTGAGTTCTGAAACTGGGTCTTGTTTACCGATAGTGGTTAACGAGTTTTCGATGTACCATTTACCTGTAGGTCCCTGAAATCCGTGATTCCAAACACGAACAAACGGCAAGTCTTCACCTTGAGGTGGAGCCAAGAAGCGAATAACAGCGTAACCGTTACCTGCTTTATCTACTTCTGGTTGCCAGAAGCGATCGTCTGATTTTTTAGAGTCAGATTGGGGATTTGCGATCTTTTCAACTTCTTTCATCAATGAATCGAAGCCGCCGCGTGATTTGCGTAGATCTGCTAGTGAAGTATAAGCCATGATATTTCCTTTCGTATTGGCGTAGTATTTGCGTAGTATTAACGTCGTTTATTTTTTTGATTAGCGTATGCATAATCTAGTAGTTCATCAAATACATCATCGTCTTTTTGCAATGATGCTACATTATATATAATCTTTCGATGTTTGTCAATCTTTGAGTTACCCTTTTCAACACGGCGCAGTTTTTTCTCGCGCTCGTAGTAACCTTCATTCTTCTTTAACTTATTCATTTTAAATAAAATATTAAAAATCTTTTGTCTTCTTTGTCTGGACTTTCACATAAGGCCAAGACAACATCCTCTTAGTGATTTCTTTTTGTCCGTGAGCAACTTTAATCAAATATCTTTGAGTTTCAGTAATCGCGGTCTGTTGCTGCACTAAAATATCTTGCAAAATTGCAATATTCTCTTCTAATTTTTTAATTTTCTTATTAGAGTCAACTAATTCTTCGTCTAAAGATTGCATCGTATTTTTCCACTTCTATAACTAGAAACGGTTTATATTTTTTAATAAGTCTTGAAATATCAGGCCACACTATTGTGTCATTTATTTCAGAATCAAATTTATTAATAAACCCTGTAAGCTTTTCTAAGATAACAAGAGTTTCAATCCCAATTGTTTTTCTTAAATATGCCTTTATTATATATGGATGCTGCCCTTTAGATGTTGTAAAAATAGACTTCGGATCTATGCCAGAATCTTCACATTCTTGAATTAAATTGTCCAAATCTTGTGAGAAAGCATACGATAAACTCTCAATCTTCTTTTTCCATAATGTATAGCGTTGGCCTGCTTCAATATCAAACATTCCGCCCCAACGATCACCGGATACAAAATTAGCAACTAAAAAGTTCGCAACCTCTTCATCTGTATAATTCTTAGATATCTTTTTAATTGAGAATAAGTCTGTACGTTTAGCAAATGCTTGCCTACTTGCTCTAACTTTTCCTCTTTGTTTAATTACATCATATGCGTCTGTCGTAAAATGCAGCTTAAGTGCAAGGTACATTTTATAAACTGAAAATTCATCCATTATCATAGCGGCAGTTTGCCCCTTGGTCTCATATAGTTTTGATCTTCGGCTTCGTTTTGAATTTTATCTTTAAGAGATTGATTAATTAGTTTAGTCACTGATTCTACATCAATATCTATATCATTGCAGTATCCGATTACTGCATCCATGTAGCTAATTGATTCTTGTAATACTTTTTCTTCAATGTAGAGCGAAAATTCATTTGGCGATCTAAATCTCTTAGTAATAATTAGAGCATCGGTTAATGTCTCTTCTGTTTGTGGTTCTAACATTTCTATCATTCGATTTCTGGAAATAAGATTTCATCCATAAAGTTTCTAAACACCGTTTCGTTGATGCCTAAGTTAATCATCATTGCGGGTGTGTGAGGATTCATCTTTTGATATTTACAATAATTATTGTATTTCTCTTTATATGATTCACCTGTTTTCTCAACACATCCTACATTATATAGGTAAACGTGTAAACTTTCAATAGCTAAATCAGCTAATTTGTCCAATTCATCTTCTTCAGATATATTACCCGCGGCAATCATACCGGGGCTAAAAATTTGAGTTGCCCAATCAGGCAATACTCTCGGTTTATTCCATTCCAATTTTGATGAGCGGTCTATAAACCAAGTATATACATCGCAGTTGCCATTTTTAGAAAAATCATGGAACGCACCTGTAATTTTATTTGCACCGCACACTACGTCAAATCCGAAAATAGGAGTCGGATCATCTAGTTCCGGGAATATAGTCATGTGCATAACCCAGATCTTTTTTGCTTCTCTTGCATCTACAATTTCTACATGCGCGCGACGATAATTGCGGGAAGTAAAAATATAATTTTCCCAAAGATATCCGTTGCCTTGTTCTGCGGTATATTAACTCATCGTCTGTAGTTTGCTCCAATGTCTCAAGAATATTTTGAGACAAGGGAATCATTTTGTCCCATACTAAAGACATTAACTGAATTCCTTAATAATATTAATATTATAGTCAAATGCTACAATTGCCTCGGGTCCCATATCATCGTTGATCTTTGAACGAACTTCTTGTATCAAAGTTTCAATATTTTCAAACGCATACATTGTGCCGGAACCTGGAACTAGTTTAGCTAATTGTTGGCCACCAAATAAATCTCCCATATGTCGCACATAGATATGTGCCATTGCCTTTTCTTCAGTTTCAATAGTATTTAGATAAT